ACCAATTTTAAATCCTGCACCACCAGCTATAGCTGTAATTTTATTAATAAAACCTGAAAACACCTCCGATACAATAGCTTCAGCATCCTCTGAAGCACCACCGCCGCTGATTACAACCGTATCGCCAACATTATAACTTGAACCGCCATTGGCAATGGTAATTCCACTTAAATTGGATAATCCCAAAACACGAATTGTAATTAACGAATCATCATCAGGATCAATAATGCTTAAGGAAGCTTCTTCACCGTTTATAAATGCGCCAACTAAGGTCTTACTGTTTATAAACAAATCAAATGTTGGTACTTGATTAACTGTAACCTGAGTTACTCTTTCAACAAGAGCAGAAGCTCCAGAAGTATCTCCAATTATTTTTCTGTTTGTTAGTGATGCAAAATTAAAATTATCATATAATACTTTAATTTCTGCATTATTAGCTGGAGCAGAATTAAAAATTAACTTTCTTGATTCCTTTCTAATATTGTAACCAGATGTTTGTTCAACATCATTAACATATACGGTAACTTCATTAGATGCAGCTACCTGAGATAGCTTAAATGTAGTTTTTGTACCATTGCCTGTGTATACGCTAAAAACATCCTGAGAAGCTCTAAAAATGTTTTCAATTAGCCAGTTACCAGAAGATAACCTAAGCACATTTGTTTTTGGTTGAAGTATTTCAATTTCTTCACCATATAACAATCTGAATAATAACTTAAATGATTTTTCATTTCCTTTTGCAAGGTATAATGGCAAAACATGCTTGAGTAAAACTGACTTATCAACTTGTGTTTCTTGAGGAAATAAAGCTGCATAAGTGTTAAAAAAGTTTTCTTCAAAATCAGCAACAGATTCATCAACATCTGTAAAATACCTGGCTTCTTTAGATTTCGTTACAAGGTCATTATCATCACTGCCTTGTTTATTTTCCAAATATTCGTAATACGCTTCCAAAAAAGCAATAAATGTTGGATGTTCCTCACGAACAAATTCCGGTAACTGACCACTAATCAGTAGCGATGTTGCTTGATCAGTCATTATGTATTAGTCTTTTTCTCAAGCGTTGTTAAAATAGAAAGCGGATCATCAGTATCAATCGTAACAATTGTATCTCTTGTTGATTGAATAATACCTTTTTCTGATTGTATAGTCAATCGTACTAAGCCATCTGACGAATCAACCGTTGTAAAGTTAATATCGTTGATGTTTACAATTCCATTATCATAGTCAATTGTGCCAGCATTTGAATTAATAATTTGTCTTTGTGCCAAGTTATCAAAATAAATTGTTCTTAATGTTCCTGTTCTGCCATCAATTACGGCAACAGCTTCAGCGCCATGGCCACTGCCACCAGTTATTGTAACAATGGCTCTTGTGTAATCAACACCACGATTAGTAATTTTAATGCTTTGTATTTTACTATTTACGATAACAGCTTCAGCTGTTGCATTTGTTCCGTCACCACTAATTGTAACTGTTGGTGCGGTTACATATCCTATACCAGAATTTGTAACTTGGATTTCTGAAATGCCTGTAAAAGATTGTGGAGTTTCTTCAAAGAAAGCAATTCTACTAACTCCGGTAACATCAAAAACCGTAAAGGGTGTTGATGTTAATTTGTTAGTGGTTGTTCCTCTGAATAGAGGTAAATTAAATTCAACTATGTAACTAGCAGATGATCCTAATTTCGGTTGAAATCTTTTCTGCACACGAACTGATGTTTCTGAACCTACAATAGAATTACCATTTGTAGCATCAATAATTTCTTGTAATTTAGATTGAATGAATGTTGAATTAAATTTATCTAAATTAGTTGTTTTATATAATACAATAGCTTGTTTAATATTATTTTTTATTGTTTGTTCATCAAGAGATGTTTTCTTTGTATTATATTGTACTGAATTTTCTAACAGTATATACAAAAACTGTGGGTCACGAATTTCTGCTTTAACGGAAACAATAGATTTTGGATTAATAATTTCTTCAATAATTCTTTGTTTTTCTGTTTCAGAAATAAAGTAATTTGTTTTAGGCTTCAAAGAGATATAAACTACACCAAATACTTTTGGCACATTATCTTCACCACCCCAAACCGATAAACTATCTACACTTGGATATTTACTCTTGATGTATGATTCATAATCTTTAATTGTAACAAGCCTATTTTGAGTTGCATATTGTGAAGCCGCAGAAAATTTAATAGAGTCTACTGATTCATTAGTTGAGCCTCCGGCGGCAACATCAACAACAGCTATTGTAAATGTGGAATATGCTCCGATATTTTGAGTGCCAATAAAGGCATTAGCTTTGTTGGCAACATCACCTTTTGTAATCAAATAAGAAATGGTTACAAATGCACCATCAGGTAATTTTTTACCAACAACATCATCACCAAAATAAATTTGATAGTTTCCGTTTCTGCCTTCTTGCAAAAAGAATACTTCACTATCAGCTGTAATCTCTAAAATGTCCTCTACTTTCGTATAAACACTGGCTGCGGTATTTGAAGAATTTGGTTGAACCGAAACTGTTATACTATCGGTATCTATTGTTGCATCTCTTAATACAAAAAGACCTTTTGGGTTATCAATTTCAGTATAAGAAAAAACATAATTAACCAAAGAACCTTCATAGACTTCTACATTTTCAAAGAAGAAAGATGTTCCTGATTTTGTTACAGTATAATTTTCTAGTGTTACAAAGCTATATGAAATACCGTCAATTAAGTTAGAAAGGAAAATATAACCTTTTGGAATAGTGAGTTCTTCAGGTGTTGTTGTTCCGGAATCAATAGTAACATTAATTACCGCTACCGGTGCTGTGTATGAATATGGTGTATAATTCAACATCTTAGCATGAGACACTACCGAATCTCTCAAAATAGCAGTATCTAAGAATGATTCATTGGCAACCATATTAAGATAATATGCATTGTAGTGTGTATTGTAAGCCAACACATCAAGTAAAATGTTTAAACCAGCGCCTTCAAAATCGTAGTCTTGAAATTTATTTTGTTGTTTTAAAAATGTTTTTAGATTTGATTTAATTTGATCAAAATCTAGTTCGGTTACTCGTAAACGGTTTGCCATTTTATCTTATCCGTTGCAGCAAAAATCTTATTGTTATTGGTTCACTTCTATTATTAATTTCAAATTCCATGTAAATACCAAATGCATTTTGTAGCTCATTTGGTGTAACCTGTAAAGTTGTTATAGTAACTCTAGGTTCAAAATTAATAATAGTTTGTCGTATTTCTCTATCTAAATTTGCTGCGGTAATGTTATCAAGTGGTTCAAACAACATCCTGCGAATGTTGCAACCCAAATCTGGTTGAAACGGCCTCTCATAATGACTAGTGACCAACAGATTCCGAACAGAATGAATAACAGCTTGCTCATCTGTCCATCTGTTGATATCTTTTTTGACTGGATGAATAATAAAATTCAAGTCCAAATCACTATATTGTCTATTGATTATTGAGGATGCCATGTTCTATTTATTCTATGTGTTGGCAAGGTTTGACTTTAAAAAGTCTGTTCCAATTAAATTATTAACCATATTCAAATTTGTGTTGCCCATAGTTGAGAATTTTTTAACAAAATAATAATTTTCTAAAATTTCTCTAGATTCCGCATAAAAATACCAGTCATGAGCTCGCCTTGTTCCTATTAAAGTATTCGCAGTTTGCACATGTGTTATAATTGTATTAATTTGATTAGCTGTTAAACTAGATATTCCACCCACATTAGCAGCATCCATGGCAAGTCTATCGGTGTGAATGATTGTATTATTTGAAGCTAATTCACCACTTATAAACAAACTTGTGAAGTTACCTAATAGAGGAATAGAGTTAGCTATATTGTCTGTGGTGTGAGTCAAGGTTAACATTTGTTGACCCATTGTTTGGATCATATCATAGTTTGGAATGGTAGTGCTATCTTCACTAACTGCGGTCAATCCAGAAATATTATCTGTGTGAGATTTAAAAGCATTAAGCTCAATAATAAAAAGAGCTGTTGTATTAGCTAAATCTAAAGCAGCATTTCCTGCATTTGGTTGTGTAAAAGTATTAGCTGGATCATTATTTGCAGATACAAAAATTAAAGTAGCATTGGCTGACAATGTGTTATAAACATTAGCTGTTGGATTTTTGAAGTAGCGGCTTCTACTTACCAAATTATCCGCAATATCATTTTGTTGCCATTCTTCAACTTCTGGCGGAGATAAATCCAAATATTTTTTAGCTTGCGGTGTTAAAAATAAAGCATCACCGAATTTTGCATCATCAAAATTATAATTTAATCTAGCAAATACACTATTAGCAGCCATAATATATCCTCATCACATTAATGGTATTGGTGGGCCTGATGGGCCTTTTGGAGTAGGATGAATATGTGTATTGAATTGTTGTCTTATCAATTCCATAGGTCCCCTAATATCAGTAGTTATTACGCCAGCAATCAAAGGTGACTTTACACTTGTAACCGCATTGACAGCACCAGGTTCCGATGGTGTCATAGCACCAACAGTAATTCCACCTAAAGTTCTAATTCCAGCAAATTCAGCACCAGGAGGTGTAGCGCCAGGAACGCCAGCAACTATTCCTGTTCCGGCAGTAACCATTGTATCTGAAGATATTGAAGCTGCTTGTATTTCTCCTAAAACTTGTAGAGATGTATCAAATGTGGAACCAGCTTGGCCAGTTAGAAGTGTAAATTGACCAAGACCATTTGGACTAACAATAAAACTTGCATCTGAGCCAACAGATGTGCTGCTTTCACCTATAACTGTTGTAGTAAAATCTCCTTGAACTTCTAAGGTGTAATTACCTTTTATTCGTTCTGTTTTATTTCCTATAACTTCAATATTAGAATCTCCGTGAATCGTAATATTACAAGCACCAGTAATTGTTACATTATTATCTTTTTCTACAATGACAACATTTCTACCTACAATTTTGTTTTCTTGTGACCCGTCAGGAAATATAGTTGTATAAGTTCCAGAACGATGTATCTCAACAAGTTTTTCAGAACCTGGAGTTTCATCTTTTATTTCCATATGGCCTGATTGTGTTTGATCAACTGTCACATATGGATATTGACCAATGCCTATTGGTCTTTGTGTAAATCCGCCAAAAGATTCACCTTTGGCTAATAGTGCCTCTTCTTCAGGAGTATATGTAGTGTTTGTGTCTGCCATAATTATGCTCCAACTCCGTTTCCAAATGTATTAAAAACAGATTCCGGAGAAGGATTGTCCGGAAAAAGTTTTGCTATCAAATCATTTCTTTCACTACTACTTAGTGAAGCTGGATTGGAAATAGCGGAAATAATTTTACTTGGTGCATCTATAATTTTATTTGTTTCATCAACAAGATTCTTTGTTTCTGTTGAAAGTTCATTTATAGCACTTAAAGCTCCGCCAGAACTTAACTCATCGGTTCCTGCTGAAAGTATACTGAATATTCCTCTACGCAACTCTGCTAAAGCTTCTTGTAAACATTTCTGAAATAACGCCAGAAGTTTTTTTGGTAAACTTAAAATATAATCTATCAAAGCTCTAATTTGAGCAA